GGAACAGCCTCCTCAGCCTGAAATGATGGGACAAGGCCAATGAAACCCGCTGAATTCATCGGTTGCATGTTCTTGGCGCGGGATGTGGCCCATTCCGTCCATCTAAACACCCGCAGTTTTGCCAAACACATGGCCTTGAACACCTTTTACGACGAAATTGTTGGCTTGGCTGACTCTTTTGCCGAAGCATATCAGGGCCGGCACGGGCTGGTCGGCCCCATCACGTTGCATTCGGCTAAAAAGACTTCTAATATCGTTGAGTTTTTGACCGACAGCTTGGCTGAACTTGAAGACGCCCGGTATAAGGTCTGTAGCAAAGACGAGACGGCCATTCAGAACATCATCGACGAGATCGTCGGGCTGTACCTGACGACCCTTTACAAACTTCGCTTTTTGGCGTGAGGCTCTGACATGGAACTTTTGAACCCGCTTATTGGCGACCAGTTTGTAGCGCGTTCGGTGTCCTACACCGGCACCGCTGGCTCGACTGGCACTTGGCCCGCTGGCCCGCAGGGCGTCGTCGTCTGGTCCGATCAGGCGTGTTTCATCTTGGTTGGCGAGGGCGTGACCGCCACGACAGCCAACGGCACACCGCTTCCGGCCAACACGCCGGTTCCCTTCGTCGTACCTAACGGCACGGGCGCGCCTTGGCGCGTCAGCGCCATTCAGGTCAGCACGGGCGGCACGCTGTACGCGAAGCCGATCAACATCCGATGAGCTTTGGCATCCCCGTCCGAAACGGTCTTGGGCTTGGTTTGCTGGCGTCCACGTCGCTGGCAACCGGGGTTGTTTCCGGCCCTGCACCTGTAGGTAACAATCTTGTCTGGGGCGCGGGCAATTTTCTCGCGTGGGATACCGGCAATTATTTGATTTGGGGTTAACACATGACGGACATCAACCTTAAAACCCTCACGCCCGACACGTCGCTGCCGACAACGGGCTACCTGTTTGGTGCGGACAGCCAGTCAGTGTCCACGCCGTCCGTCTACTCAACCCAGACTGTCGCCACGACGCTGCTGGGGTCCACGTCGTTAACGGGCACTGATCCGATCACGACTAGCGCGCCTTTGTTGAACCTGACGCAGGCGTGGAACAATTCTGGTACGACGTTTACCGGGTTGAGGTTCAACGTTGACACGAACACCTACAACCAATCTGCTGCGGCGTCATTGCTGATGGACCTTCAAGTTGGTGGCACCAGTAAGTTTAGCGTCAAGAAAGACGGCAGCGTCAGCACGGGCGCGTGGCAGGGCACTGCTGTCGGCGTTGCATACGGCGGCACCGGGCAGACCACGGCCTCGGCTGGGTTTAACGCTCTGTCCCCCGTGACCTCAACCGGCGACCTTATTGTTGGAAACGGAACGAATAGCTCGACACGGCTTGGCATCGGCTCAACGGGTCAAGTTTTGACCGTCAGCGGCGGAACGGCAACTTGGGCCGCTGCTGCGTCTGGTTCTGGAACCGTGACCAGTGTGTCTGTCACGACTGCCAATGGCGTCTCAGGCACCGTGGCGACTGCCACGACAACACCCGCCATCAGTTTGTCGCTGGGAGCAATTACGCCAACTTCAGTTGCCCTTAATAGCGAGGCATTTCTTACCAGCGATGCGGCCAATATTGTTGCTCAGCGCAACGGCGTCAACGCTCAGACCTTCAACGTGTACAACACGTATACGGACACGAGCAATTATGAGCGTGGATTTGCGCGGTTTTCGTCAAACAGGTTTGATATTGGGACAGAGAAACTTGGTTCAGGTACTGCCCGCGAGCTTCGCTTGCTTGGCGGCCAAGCAATCAGAATAACTCCTGCTTCTGGGTTTGCTGTTTACTTAGGCGACGCAAGTCAAATTGCTGTAAATACTGGCGGAAATATAATATTTTTGAACGACAACAGTAATGATGTCGGGCTTGTTAACAGTTTACGACCGCGCAGCGTCTACGCCGGAACATCAATTACTCCCGGCGCTGGTGTTTTAGTCGCCAACTTGCCGACGCCATCAACCGGCATGGTTGCCCGCGTAACAAATGCGCTGGCTCCTGCCATCGGCACAGCGGTTGCGGGCGGCGGTGCAGCTCAAGCCCTTGTTTGGTACAATGGCGCTAACTGGACAGTTATAGGGGTTTAATATGATTACGCTCAACCTCACCAACGAAGAAGCCAACGCGCTGGGAGCATTGATTGACGCTGCCGTCAAGGCGACCGGCATTCAGGGGGCCAAGGCCGCCGTTGTGCTCTTTGAAAAGCTAGAACAGGCGGCGAAGGCCGCTCAGACCGTGGAGACCTCCAATGACTGATTACGCAGTCCAAGTCACAGACGGCTACGTCGTCCCCAAGGGGCCGCTCGGCGCCGATCAGTACGTCAACTTCGTGATGAACCGCGCCGCTGAGAGCTACATGGCCCAATACGGCACCGCCACCGTCAACGAGGGCATTCAGGCCGCGTGCGACGCCTACAACGCTGCGCTGCCGGTGCCGCCGGTTGAAGAGCTGGTCTAATTATTGACGCCAACGGCATCTTGTCGTAATGTCAAGCCCTAACCGTACTGGTGAGGTTCACTAGGTATCCGAAAGGACGCATAGCATATGAGCGATGAAGCTCTAGAACTATCAGCGGTTGACACCGCGCCGGTTGCTGAAGCCACGGCGGCTCCTGCTCCTGTTGATACCCAGCCGGATGAACCCACGACGGAAGCTTCAAAATCTTTCACACAGGAAGAACTTGACGCCATTGTCGGAAAGCGTCTTGCACGCGAACAGCGGAAATGGGAACGAGAGCAGGCCCAACGCCTAGCCGATCTGGAGGTCCGCAGGGCACCCACGATCAACCCGCCTGATGTCAACGACTTTGACAATGCCCAAGCCTACGCGGAAGCGTTGGCGGAACGCAAAGCTCAAGAGTTGGTCGCCAGACGGGATTCGGCAAAGCAGCAAGCTCAGCTTCTGGATGTCTATCACGAAAAGGAAGAGGACGCGCGGGGCCGCTACGACGACTTTGAACAGGTCGCGTACAACCCGAACCTCCCCGTCACGGACGTGATGGCCCAGACGATCCAGTCTTCGGACAACGGCCCCGATGTCATCTATTGGCTAGGGTCCAACCCGAAGGAAGCTGGCCGTATCGCTGCCCTTTCGCCTATCATGCAAGCGCGAGAGATTGGTCGAATTGAAGCCAAACTGGCTGCAAGTCCTCCGATTAAAAAGACCTCAAATGCTCCCGCGCCTATTAATCCGATTGCAAGTGCCAGATCGTCTGGCAAGCAGGCTTACGATACCACCGACCCGCGTTCTGTAAAGAACATGAGCACGTCGGAGTGGATTGAAGCTGAGCGTATGCGTCAGATTAAGAAGCAGGAAGCGCAGCGCAACCGCTAGCTTTTGAAAGTGTGAAACGATGGCCAATAGCATTCTTACGATTGACATGATTACCCGGAAGGCTCTCGAAATTCTTGAGAACAACCTGGTCATCACCCGCAACGTCAACCGCCAGTACGACGACTCGTTCGCCGTTGAAGGCGCTAAGATCGGCTCGACCCTCCGCATCCGCCTGCCCGACCGCGCTCTGGTCACGGACGGCGCTGCGCTTCAGGTTCAGGACGACAACGAGCAGTTCACGACCCTGACCGTCTCCTCGCAGAAGCACATCGGCGTGAACTTCACGTCCGCTGAGCTGACGATGCAGCTTGACGATTTCGCGGAACGTGTTCTCAAGCCGCGTATCTCGCAGCTCGCCTCCAGCATCGACGCCGATGTCGCCAACTCGTTCCAGTCGATCTACAACTCGGTTGGCACGCCCGGCACCGTCCCGTCCACCTCGCTCGTCCTGCTCCAGGCTCAGCAGAAGCTGAACGAGTTCGCCACCCCGATGTCCCCGCGCTATGCGACGGTCAACCCGGCTGCGAACGCTGGCCTCGTTGAAGGCATGAAGGGTCTCTTCAACCCAACCTCCACCATCAGCCGCCAGTTCAAGAACGGCATGATGGGCGAAGGCATCCTCGGCCTTGAAGAAGTCAACATGTCCCAGTCGATCCGTCAGTTCCTGACTGGCTCGGCCGTGCGTTCTGACTCCCTCACCGTCACGTCCACCCTGTCCACGCAGGGCATCAACACGATCTCGTTCTCCTCGGCTACCAACGCGAAGACCGTCGTCCCCGGCGATGTCTTCACGATTGCCGGTGTCTACGCGGTCAACCCGCAGGTTCGTGAGTCCACTGGTTCGCTCCAGCAGTTCGTTGTGACCAACACGGTCACCTCGGCCAGCACGGCGTTCACTGGCGTCACGTTCTCCCCGGCGATCTACACCTCGACGAACGCTCTCGCGACCGTTGACTCGTTCCCCGTGTCTGGCGCTGCCGTCACCCTGCTTGGTTCGGCCAGCACCTACTACCCGCAGAACCTTGTGTACCACAAGGACGCGATCACCTTCGCCACCGCCGACCTTCTGCTCCCGCAGGGTGTCGATATGGCCTCGCGTCAGGTCCACAACGGCATCTCGCTCCGCGTTGTCCGCCAGTACGACATCAACAACGACCGTCTCCCGTGTCGTATTGACGTGCTGTACGGCTACAGCACGATCCGCCCGCAGATGGCCACCCGCCTCTGGGGCTAAGCCAACCCGCCCCCGGCTAACGCCGGGGGCATTTCCTTTTCTTGAAAGGCTCTTATCATGGCTCTCCCTTCTGTTGGCGGTGGCTTTCAGTTTAACGATGGCAACCTGAATGAAGTTAAGCTTACCGTTGCCGCTGTTCCGACTACTGCCACTGACAGCGCTACGCTGACGGTCGCCCAGCTGACCAACGGCATCATCATCGGCACGCCGACGACGACGGCCGCCTACACGCTGCCTCTGGCGACCGACCTCGACGCCTTGCTGACGAACTCCAAGCCTGGCTCGACGTTTGACTTCCGCGTCATCAACACGACGACGGCGGGCGTCATCACCGTGACCACCAACACTGGCTGGTCCATCGGCAGCAGCGGCTCGCAGGGTCTTATGACCATCGCGGCTACGGCTGGCACCGTGCGCGGCTTTCGCGCGCGTAAAACTGCTGACGGTTCTTGGGCGCTCTACGCTCTCTCGTAAGCAAATCGGCCCCTGCTTCGGCAGGGGCCACCTTCACAGGAAATTTTATGCACATCTATCTGCGTCACCCGGACCACGGCACCAAGGTCGCCACGATGGACCTTGAAGCGATTTATGATGAAGAGAACGGCTGGGTGCGCTATACTCCTGGCGAGCAGCCCGGCGCGCAGGCGAACGAACTGGTCACCAGACGGCGTGGGCGTCGTCCTTTGGTTGAGGAAATAACGGCAAATGGCAACGACAGCGGGCGATCAGATTAATGGTGCGCTTCGGCTTCTTGGTGTTCTAGCCGAAGGCGAAACGCCGTCTGCTGCCACGTCGCAGGACGCGCTGACGGCGCTCAACCAGATGATTGACTCGTGGAACACGGAGCGATTGGCTACGTATTCTACGCAGGATCAGGTATTTAGTTGGGCACCCGGCCTTATCTCGCGCACGCTCGGCCCGTCTGGCAACTTCGTCGGCAACCGCCCGATCTTGCTGGACGACTCGACCTATTTTCGCGACCCGGCCAGCGGCATCTCCTACGGCATCAAGATCATTAACCAGCAGCAGTATGACGGCATCGCCGTCAAGACTGTGACCAGCACCTACCCGCAGGTGATCTGGCTGAACATGAACTACCCCGACATCGAAATGTACATCTATCCGGTGCCAACCAAGACGCTGGAATGGCATTTCATTTCGGTTGACGAGCTGACGCAGCCGGCGCTGCTGTCTACCCCGCTGGCGTTCCCGCCGGGCTACCTCCGCGCGTTCCGGTACAATCTGGCCTGCGAGTTCGCGCCGGAGTTTGGCATCGAGCCGCCGCCCACGGTGTCGCGCATTGCGATGGCGTCCAAGCGCAACCTGAAGCGCATCAACAATCCTGACGACATCATGTCGCTGCCTTACAGCATCGTTGGGACGAGACAGCGGTTCAATATTTTTGCAGGGAACTACTAATGCAGTCCCCTATCCTTGGCAGCAGTTATGTGGCCCGCAGCGTCAACGCTGCGGACAACCGCTGCGTCAATCTTTACCCCGAAATCGTGGCAGAGGGCGGCAAGCAGCCCGCGTTCCTTCAACGTGCGCCAGGCTTGCGCCGCTTGGTGACGGTCGGTCTTGGGCCTATCAGAGGGCTGCACGCTTACGGCAATTATGCTTACGTTGTGTCGGGCAGTCAGCTTTACCGCATGGACGCGGCGTACAACACTTTGTTGATTGGAACGGTTGCCAACGACGGCCCGGTGTCGATGGCCGACAACGGCACGCAGCT